CCAAACCGTATTAGTTTTCCTTTAGGAGGATTGCCATTTTTTCTCGCAAGGACTGCGTGGGACTTTTTGGGGTGGTTTGGAGTTCTTTTCGGTTTGTTAAATCCTGCAAAGGTCTCTCCACCTTTTTCGATTGACATGACAATTCTCCATTTTTAAAACGAACACTGTTCCACCACACAATAGGGCTTTTGTATTCTTTAGGTTTTCTTTTTCTTTTGGGTTGAGTATACGGTATGTGTACCATTTTTTAATCCATCCAAATAATAATCTCTTATTTGATCGGTTGTTCGTCCACATCCAACACAATATTTATCTTCACTGTCTAACCTACAAACACCAATACATGGGCTTTTCATTATGCTGCCTTACCTGTTTGAGCATCAACACCCATCCACTTAGACCATTCTGCATAATAATGACGCATTCCCACCTCATCATGGATAGTAGAGTTTTCATGTCTACCATGCAAGATATTGCGGGATTCTGTTCCTGGACGCATGGTCACACCTTGACCAGACACACCAATTAAGTCTTCATGTAGGTTTCTACCAAACGGTCCCCATATAGAGTTGTGATGATTAATCCTGGTTTTTCTATCTTCCTCAGAATCACTCTTTAGTCCATATCCACGAAACTCAATAAGTACTTTGTCGGGGCCAAGAGGGGTTACTGTATCTGAACGATATGCGCTACCACGGAGGTTAAAGTTGTATCCTGGGAAGAGGTCAACCATGTACCACTGGTTTGGTGGTAGATTGGGAAACGATAGCTCACCTCTGTCTTGGAACCCGTCATACTCTTCATAGTTAACAGTAAAACTGCTGACGTTAACGTGACCATTATCAAAAGGAATATTCTTTCTAGCAAAGTATTCATCATTAAATCCTGATACCCTATTAAAGTAATGCATAAAATCGTGGTAAAACTCACTGTTTGTATCATGCCACAGCTTGTAGTTCGTGTCGATTATAGCCTTATGGTAATGAAATACTTCTAGTGGCTCTGTATCTATTGCTTCTATAATACAATCGAATGCTCCACTTAACCATTCTTTTAAGGATTGATCAGGGTTATCATTAAGTGTAGCCCATACCATACCACCATAGCCCACTTCACTATGTAGTCGATTACCCGTTATAATACCCACTGGTCCAGAAACACCATGAAGACCTGTGTTTTTATACACATGAATACCATGTTTATTTTTTATTACAGCAATCGGTGTATGTGCAATTGTTGAAGTCCTATACCAATTTTCTTCAGGCAGTTCACTTTCATGGCAAACAGGAACCCATACTTTAGAAAATATGCTTTCTAGTTCTTGACTGTATAAATCCCAGTCTGAGTATATCTTAGAATTTATGTATTCTATGTTGGGTTCTTTAACCCAATCTTTATGATTACGTGGTGGCATTATTTGTCCCCTTTATGTTCATGTCCCATCCAGATCCCAAAGACACCCGTCATTACGCCCATTACAACACTAACGAAAGCTGACTGTGCACCTGTTGGGTCAGGTAAATCCATAAACCATTCAGCACATCTCCAGGACATTACTGTACTAGCCAGCATCATAAAACGAGGCAGTATCTTCCATTTGAGAAAAGCTTCTACAGTCATGGTTATCTCCGTAAATAAGTGGTGGTATACCGCTGCGTACCACCGGACGCATGAGGACAACGCGGATCTCTAGACCCTTAGGGTCTTTATGTTCTATAAGGGGTATATACTATAACCAATTGACTTCAGGTTGTTCTATACCAGACATCTTTTGTTTCCATGATACATTTGAAGTACCCAACCTGTCCCAATGGGTACGTAATACCTCACAACCTATAGCTAATGCTATAACTGAATCATCATAACAGTTAGGTGCAGCCTCTGTTTTACCTGTATCTGTAGAAATATAGTCCTTAAGTTCCTTGATTATCTGCACAGATGGTATAAGTATCTCTTCATTCTCTATCAGGTTTTTAAGATTGGCTATAATAGCTGGTTTTGTAGCAGATGTAGTCCTAAAACCTAAGCGAACACCTTCTTCCGAGGACACATTAGCTATCTTTGTCTGCCTATACAGGTTTATGTAGCCTGTACTATCTAGTTTTTGCAGAGTAGCTATACCCATAGAGTTAGATTCTACTGCTAAAAGGGCATTGTTGTAATAACGACCCAGATAAAACAGAAGATCACCCCACATACTAGGGTCAATCTTGTTATTTCTATAGTGTGCTACTACTTCATACTTTTTATTTAACACAACAGCAGCAGAATAGTCCTGACCTACACCTAAAGCTACATCAGCAGCAACAACATACGGTTCATGCCAGTCAGGAAACTGATATATGTACAAAGAACCCTCTTTGTTTTCATCAAACATCTTTGATGCAGGGTCCCACTCAGACCTTCTTTCATAAGATTGGGGTACTAGTGAGTCCAAACGCTCCAGGTTGAAGACGTTAGATCCTGACATAATAAACGCTTCGTCAGCTGTTGAGGGGTACTCTTGTTTGAACTTGAGTTCTCCACCTTCTGCAATTTTAAGTCTTCTCCAGTAGAGTTGTCCGTCTGTAAGTTCGTGTTTATCTCGTAATTTTTCTTCTTCAACTGTTAACTCCATGTTCTCTGGGGGTTCCCTAGTGTATTCTGGTGTTATATACCACGGTAGGAAGATAGGTAGGTATTCATTCTCCCCCATCTCAGCACCCTTCCAGAGCCTGTAGAACTCTCCTTGAGCACCATTAGCAGTAGACTCCAGGATTACCTCAGTACCGTCAGCCTGTGAGATGCCCTGGAAGAGTCCTGCTAGAATCTTCTCATCATGTTGCCAGAAAGCTACCTCAGAGCAGTGTGCTATAGTCGGAGTAGTACCTCTTCCAGCTTCTGGAGAACCCGCTGTATAAAGCCTATAGGACGCTGTAGCATCTTTATCAACCATAGCAGGACTGTTAATAATAATTTCTTTAGCATTACTACGGATTTCTTTAGGAGAGAGATCACCTTCCATATTACGGATAAGATTCTTTGACATAGCAAAGAGAGCATCTGACGTAGCCGAATCGTGAGCCATGACAACTGATCTTGCATAGGGAGTGTAGTAACTTTTCCAGAAGACTCGTCCAGCGCAGTATGTAGATATCCCTTGTTGCCTAGCTTTGAGTATAATTGCTCTAACTTTACCAGTAGCATTCTTCTGTTCCTCCAGTTTTTCTGTAATTATCTGTTGAGCTTCATTAAATTTAAATGGAACAAACCCCCTGGATACGTCCTTAGTAACGATCTGTATCTGTTCTTCCGCAAACCTAGTAAAGTTGTGTTCATAATCCTTGATTCTAGACCTTCTCTGCTTTTCCTTGAGCAGTTTACCTAGCTCTTTCTTGTTCATGTGTCTTGTGTCCTCTTAGTTGTCCCTGAGTAAGCCTGATTAAAGCAACAATATATATGAGTACCCCGATTACTTTTGTACCCCCCATTGTCGCCCCAGACAAGCTGTGGCTTCTAATTGGTACTAACAGTACACTCACAGTACTTAGAGGCTCTCAGTGGGCTTCTATGCGCTACTAAACGGTCTTTTAGTATCTATAAGGGGTATATGGAGCCTTTTACTTAGATCATTACCAGATCAGGAGTACTGTGAGAGGACTATGAGTAACCTCTGGGACGATGCCTAATTGTATATACCCCTTATAGAAACCTCTTTGGAATGTAACTCTATATACATATAAGTATCTATAGATACATAGAGTACTTAAAGTAACCATAGAGTCTTATACTAGGCCTCAGACAAGCTGAGTCCTCTAGATGGTAACAATCATGTTATCCTCAAAATCCTGAAAGGGGTACAAGTTATGACATCATTCATCGTAACAACTCAAGTAATGTTCAACGACTGTGTAGAGTCCGACAACAGCTTCTCATCTGGTAACTCTAGGTGGAAATTCAAGGGTGGTAGAACCTTTGAAGTAACTGGTGTTAACCGTGTACAAGAAGCTGTAGCATTTGTAGCTGCAATCGTAATGCAGAACAACATGGATGTCAAAGAGTTTCCAATCAAATGGGTTGAAGGTGTAACCGAAGACGATGATTGGGGAGTAGTGCATGTCACACCTGACAACATGGAAGATGCTGCTAAAGCTATCAAGAAAACCGCATGGAATATCTAACCCTGAAAGGAAACCAGATATGTTTACATATTCTGTTAACACTGATGGAACTGTCAGTAACGTCCAGTTCAACACAACCGACCATCTTGGCTTCAACATCACATGTGCTGAAGTTGTCCATGATGACCTTCAAGATCTACAACACCTTGATGCTCTTAAGCGTCAACAAGATCTTGAGTGGAGCCTTGGCTGGGAGTCCTGAGCCTCATAGCCTGAGCAAGCTTCTAACTGCTCTCTTCATTCTCAAAGATCTCAGAAAGGATCTGTCATGCATATCACTA